TAAAACTGGATTTTAATGTCATACGATCATCTGTATTAGATAATGTCATACGTAAATCATCACCAATTTTAGTCCATTTTGTTCCGTCGTATCTAAATAACCGATTTGGAACAAAATCAGTGCGTACAAAATAATCACCTTCGTAATTTAATCTAGGAAACTGCGCTCCACTACCAAATGGATAACCGTTTGGTGGATCACTATCACCATAAAATACCAAGTAACCAGTGTAACCTATTCGTTCTGGTGATTCAATAATCTCACCACTATTGATTACAATACTGGATGCATCAATATTTGTTTGATCAACAGTTGTAAAATCAACAGTTCCATCAGGGTTTACGGAAACAGTATAATAATGACTCATCTCATAACCACTTTTTAATGAATCGATTTCTGCTTGAGCAATTACAGCATTATTAATTTGCATATCTGTTTCATAAGTAGACAGCACATCGCGTAATGTTTCACCATTAGGATCGTCTTCGTCTGCTGGTAGATTTAATATATCAGCATATTCTTGTGAATCATAAATCTGTTTTAATTTTAATCTATATAAATGTGGATACCAAGTTGGCGAATAACCTTCTGCTGCGCGAGTTACTTCTTCTACAACATAAAATCTTTTTAATGCAACCGTAAACTCGTTTAATGCGTATTCATCAATTAAATGTGGAAGCTCGATAACATCCCCTGACATTATCTTTCTTCCTAATGTTTTAACTGAACTATTAATATGTATAGTTAAAAATAAAATGTCATTAGTTAAAAATAAACCAAATTGACTTAAATCAAAATCTAAATCTTGAACATTATAAATTCCTCGTAATGTGTAGATATCTGTATCATATTTTCTATCTCTATTTTCTAAAAATAAAAGATCTTGAATATTAGTAGGATCTAAAAAATCATATTGAGGTTGATCAGCCGTAGCATCTTCATCTGATGGATTTTTAGGCCCTAGATATTTATAGATGTGAATATCTGTGCCACCGACTGTAAACATTTCATAAATTTGCTTATCTATAAAATAATAGTCATTGCCTCGTTCAGGCTTAAATAATGATAAACGTGGAATAGCTGCTCTCCAAATAGTGTTAATGTATTTATTAAATTTATAAATACAACATGGAGGATCTCGATGGCAGATTTAGTAGAACAAAAAAAAGAAATAATTAATTATATCTATACTATGCTAGGTGGTGGGATGATTGATGTTGAGCTAGATCCTCAACATTATGAAATTGCGATACAAAAAGCATTATCTAGATATAGACAACGATCAGATCACTCAGTGCAAGAATCGTATGTTGTATTACCTACTGTAATTGATCAAAACGAATATATTTTATCAAAAGAAATTGTAGAAGTTCGTCAGATATTTAGAAGAAGTATTGGATCAAGAACCGGAGGTGGGGACGGTGGCAGTTTGTTTGAACCGTTTAATATGGCATATACTAATACGTACTTAATGTCCGGATCAAAGATGGGCGGTTTGCTAACATACGAATTATTTTCAGAATATCAAGAACTAGTAGGACGAATGTTTGGTTCATATATGCAGTTTACTTGGAACTCACAAAATAAAAAACTTGTAATTTTACAAAGACCTAGAGCACAAGAGAATTTATTGTTATTTGTTTATAACTATAGACCTGATTTTGCAATCTTTGATGATTATTTAGCAAGCCAGTGGATTAAAGATTATGCGTTAGCATCATGTAAATATATGCTAGGTGAAGCTAGAAGTAAGTTTGGATCAATTGCAGGACCACAAGGTGGCAGTTCGTTAAACGGTGACGCATTAAAAGCTGAAGCTCAAGCTGAAATGGAAAAACTAGATACAGAAGCAGCAACAGCATTAAGTGGTGGTGAAGGCTACGGATTTTTAATAGGATGACTTTTCCTATATAATTGTAGTATACTTTTAATTTTGAGGTGTTAACTATGATTATCGGAATATGCGGATTAATTGGTAGTGGAAAAGGAACTACTAGTGATATTTTAGTTAGAGAATATAATTTTCAAAAAATATCATTTGCAGATGCATTAAAAGACACAGTATCGACATTATTTAAATGGGATAGAACCTTATTAGAAGGCGATACTATCGAATCAAGACAATGGCGTGAACAACCTGACAACTATTGGTCAGCTGAACTAGGAAAAACTGTAACTCCCAGGCTAGTATTACAGTTGGTAGGAACAGAATGTATGCGCCACGGTTTTTATGATGGAATTTGGACTAGTATTGTAAAAAAAACAATATTAGACAATCCAACAATAAATTGGGTTATACCCGATTTAAGATTTAAAAATGAAATTGAAATGTTACGATCAATTGATGGAAAAATTTGGGAAGTAACTACTAACAATGATCCTAAGTGGAAAGTTCAGTACGAGCAAAATAATGTCATTCCAGACAATATACATATATCAGAATGGGACTGGATCAAAGTGCCTAAAGATATAATTATTCACAATACATCAACTAAAGAGTATATTAACACTCAAATTGAAAAAATAATTAAACGATAAATAATATATTATCTCCTTGAAATGCCAAATTAGTGGTTAAAACACACCTAAATTGCAAAATAATCATAAATACACATAAGCATTAAAGAATAGTGCATATTAATATCCAACAAGGAGAACACACATGACATTAGTATCACCCGGTGTAGAAGTCCAGGTAATCGACGAATCGTTTTATACACCTGCAGGGGCTGGTACCGTTCCTATGATTTTTGTTGCAACAGCATCAAATAAAGCAAGCAGTACTGGAACTAGCATTGCACAAGGAACTTTAGCAGAAAATGCAGGACGCCCTTATTTATTAACAAGTCAGCGCGATTTAAACGAGTTATTCGGAGATCCATTATTCTACTCTGACAATAATAACAATATGATTCACGGAAGTGAATTAAACGAATACGGTTTACAAGCAGCATACTCAGCATTAGGAGTAACCAATCGAGTTTGGGTTGCACGTGCTGATATAGATTTAAGCAAATTAACCGCACAAGCAGAACCACCACAAGGTAACCCAGTAAACGGTACTTATTGGTTAGATACACAAGTTACTCGTTTTGGTTTATTAGAATGGAATGCTTCTCCTATCACTGTAACCGGTGGTCAAACTTTTACTTCAATCTTTCCAATTGTTGTTACTGAAGATAGCGAAGTAGTTGATGCTATTGGAGGAGATTTTACACCAAAAGGATCGGTAGGTGTAATTGGTGATTATGCTATAGTAGCAGTTGCTAATTCAAATCAATTATGGTATAAAACTACTGGCCCTAATTATGGATCAGGAGTTGCAGGTACTTGGGTAGAAGTAGGCTCGCCACAATGGAAAGCAAGCTTCCCAGCAATTACCGGTACAAAAGCAATTACACAACCGTTGTCATCCGGTGATAGCTTTGTAATTAAAACATCACCGTCAGACACTGGTACTACTGTAATTTTAACAGGATCAACAGCACAAGAATTAGTTAATGATATCAATACTGCAGTTGGCCCTTCATTAGGCATTTATGCAGCATATTCTGACGGTTTAATTGAGTTATATACTTCAGGTGCTGATATTTACATTACTTCTAGTACTGGAACTGTACTTAATACTATTGGTATTAATGCATCTCCTGTGAATAGCGTATCTGGATTATTAGAAAGCCCGTATACTGCACCTAGATTGGAAATTTCTACGCATACACAAGTACCACAATTTAAAGACATTGACACTACTCCTGCTCCTTCAGGAAGTATTTGGTTAAAAACTACATCACCTAATGGAGGTGCTGTATTTTATGTTAAAAAATTCAATGCAGATACTCAACTATGGGAAGTAATCGAAGCACCGTTGTACAGCACAGGAGAGTCTGCTATTTATGGTCTTGATCGATCTCAAGGTGGTTTAGGTTTAGCAGTCGGTGACTTATATGTTAAAACTAACATCTATCAATCAACTAATCCATTAGCAAATTATCAGTTATTTACCAGAGCAGCAACAGGTCCTACTGTAATCCTTAGTGATAGAATTACAACTGCAACCATAACTGCAGGTGTCTATGATTTTACTATGCAAGAATCATTAGAAGGCGATGCTACGATGAGCAATCCTCGTACTATCACATTTACAGCATACGGACTTGCATCAGATGCTGACAGTTTAGCATCTGCAATCGGTGGAGCAGGATTTAAAAATATTCAAGCAGGGGTAGATTCACAAAACAGAGTTTTTATCACTCATAAATTAGGTGGTGAGATTCACATTTCTGACAATGAAAGCGTATTAGAAACTGTTGGATTTGTAACCGGATATACTGCTAACTTGTATGATTCGCCACAAGATGATTCAACTAATCAGTACGTTGCATCTAACTGGAAACCGTTAGAATACATTCCACAACCAGACGAACCTGGTACATTAACTCCTGATGGTGAATTATGGTATAATTCAATTGTTGACGAAGTTGATATTATGGTGCATGATGGTTTTAACTGGAGAGGATATAGAGAAATTTACCCAGATACTGACCCTAATGGCCCGATTGTAAGTGCATCAGCTCCTGAAACATTTGCAGACGGTACTATTCCTCAAGGTGGAATGCCAAACAATCAGTTATGGATTGATACATCTGATATTGATAATTATCCACATATTTACCGGTACAATTCTGTATTAAAAAGATGGATCATGGTTGACAAAACAGATCAAACTACTGAGAATGGTGTTTTATTTGGTGATGCTCGATGGAGTGATGCTGGATCAAATTCATCTCCTGCAACGATTTCAGATTTAATGTTAAGCAACTATTTAGATCCTGATGCGCCGGACCCTGCGTTATATCCAAGAGGTATGTTGCTGTGGAATTTACGTAGAAGCGGTTTTAATGTTAAACGATTTGTGTATAACTACATTGATGTTGACGGTGATAACATTCGTTTTCAAGCATTAGGTAATAGTAATGTAATAGAAGATCAACCAATGGCAGATTATTATCCACATCGTTGGGTAACTGATTCAGGTAATCAAGAAGACGGTTCAGGAAGCTTTGGTCGATTAGCTCAACGTAAGTCTGTAGTACAAAAACTGCAAGCATTGGTTAATAGTAACCAAGAAATTAGAAACGAAGAAGCTCGTAGATTTAATTTAATTGCATGTCCGGGATATCCAGAATTAATTGGTGAAATGATTACTCTCAATTACGATCGTCGATTAACTGCATTTATTGTAGCAGATACTCCTGCTAGATTATCATCAAGTGCAACGGAATTAACCGAATGGGCAAATAACATTAAAAATGCTCCAGAAGATAATGACAACGGTGCAGTAAGTTTTGATGAGTATATGGCGATGTATTATGGATGGGGTTATTCCAGTGATAACGCTGGAAATAACATTGTAGTTCCTCCAAGTCATATGGCATTGAGAACTTTAATTTTAAATGACCAAGTTTCATATCCGTGGTTTGCTCCTGCAGGTACTAGACGAGGTATTGTTACTAATGCAACAACTTCTGGATATATTAACAAAGAAGGTGAGTTTAGTCCAGATGCATTAAATATCGGACAACGTGATGTGTTATATTTGCACAATATTAACCCGATTACATACATCAACGGTGCAGGATTAGTTGTATTTGGTCAAAAAACTCGTGCAAGAAATGCTAGTGCATTAGATCGAGTTAATGTTTCTCGATTAGTAGTTTTTTTACGGGTACAGTTAGAATTATTAACAAGACCGTATTTGTTTGAACCTAATGATAAAATCACTAGAGATCAAGTTAAATCTGCTGCAGATTCATTAATGCTCGAGTTAGTGAATCAGCGTGCATTGTATGATTTCATTACCGTTTGTGATGAAAGCAATAATACTCCTGCGCGTATAGATCGAAATGAACTTTGGTTAGACATTGCAATAGAACCAGTTAAAGCAATTGAATTTATTTATATTCCAATTCGCATTAAAAATACTGGGGAAATCGGCTCAGTTGTTTAATACTTTTACAAATTGATACTAATAGAAAAGGCTTGGAAACAGGCCTTTTTTTATGTGCTTTAAAAAAAATGTAAAAGTGATAAATAATAATAAGGAAATGTAATCCATTAAGGAGTTAACAACATGGCAATCGAAACATTACAAAAACTATCAGTTCCTACTAGTGGCGAACCAAAGAACATATCTGTATTAATGCCAAAATTACAGTATAGATTTAGAGTAATATTTGCAGCATTTGGTATATCAAATGATAAAACAGAATTAACTCGTCAAGTAATCGACGTGACTAAACCAACAGTATCTTATGATAAAATTACAATTGAATCGTATAACTCTAGAACGTATTTAGCAGGGAAACATACATGGGATCCAATTACTATTAATATTCGTGAAGATGCAAATAATAGTATTCAAAAATTAATTGGTGAACAAATGCAAAAGCAATTTGATTTTTATGAGCAAGCTAGTGCAAAAACTGGCGACACTTACAAATTTGATACTAAAATTGAAGTATTAGATGGTGGAAACGGTGCACACGCTGTGTCGGTAATTGACACTTTTCATTTAGTAGGATGCTATATTGAAAACGCAACTTATAATCAATTATCATATGCTACAAGTGATCAGTTATCTACAACATTAACTATTAGTTATGATAATGCTATTCAATACGGTGTTAATGGCGCAACAGATGGTATTGGTGATGTACGTGTACCTCGAAACACCGATAGAGAGAGTACTACTGGACAATCATTCTAAGTTTAAAATTAATACAAATATTTATGCTAGTTAAGAGTAGGAAAACAACCTACTCTTAATTTGTATAAATAACAGTATGACAATTACAAATTCGTATACAAGTGGTGACGCAGGATCTGGCAACAACGGGCCAATACATCTTCGCGACGCGCGGCACGCACATCAATTTTTTACAAATCATAATTTCACATTTGCACCTAAAACTAAATTTCTTTATCATGTTTGGTTTGAACCTAGACCTGAAATAGATGGAAACATTCGTAAGTTTCAAAAAGAAATGTCTGTTTTAGTTAAAAGTGTTGATTTACCACAATTTAAAATTAGTACAGAAACAAAACAGCAATATAATCGAAAAAAACATATTCAAACTCGTATTGATTACCAAGAAGTAAACATTAGATTGCACGATGATAACTTAGGTGCAATACGAGCAATATTAGAAGAATATTATAGACATTACTATAAAGATGGTAGCACATCTGATCCAGCATATGATCCTAGAGACAAATATAATGAAATTGTTCCAAAGTATGGGTTAGATACTGGTGTAAAGAATGCGTTTTTTGATTATATTAAAATATATCAATTATCACGCCAAGAATGGTTTAGCTATGAATTAGTTAATCCGTTAATAACATCATGGACACACGGTGATTTAGCATATGAAGAAGGTGGTGGAATTGTAGAACATACAATAACTGTTGCATACGAAGCAGTGTACTATGATAGTGGATCTATTGGAACTACCGGAGAACCTAAAGGATTTACAAGTCCAGAAACAGGATATGATTTAGTGAAAAGTCCGTTAACTCTTTCCGACCCAAGTATTATTGAATCGAAATCACAACCAAAACTTATAGAATCAGATACAAACACACCGTCTAATCTTGATCCTGAAAAGCAATTTAACGATAGTTTTAATTATGTGCCAAAATCATTTTTAGACCAAACTGCTGAATTTTTTAATACAAAAATTCCAACAGTTGATACACAAAATAATCCAGTAGTATCTAAACTTGACTCGGCAATTACTACATCTGAAGTTAACGAATTAACTAATCGATTAAATAATGATCCTGAAGCAAAAGCTAGTTTTGTTGCTAAAGCATTAGCAACCGGAGAAGGCTCGGTTCCGTTAGCGGAATATAATGCAGCATCAACTGATGTTAAAGATATAGTTGCACAAGATTTAGTAGCTAAGTTACCGGAAAGTACTAAATTACGACAATTTGCATCTAATGTAATAACAGCATCAGGTAAAGGAGCTAGTTCATTAGATGATTCATCGATGTTTATTAAAAATGTATTAAATAGTAACAACGATATGATGGATGGCTTTGTATCTGGAATAATAGATAATTCACAAGTACAACGTAATTTAATCGAGTTTACTAAATTAGCAACAACTGGCGAATTATTTGATAATCCTACCGGTTTTGTTAAAAGTGTATTAGGAAGTAATGCTGGATTATTAAATAATACATTAGCAGGAGTAATCGAAGATCCTACAATTCGCAATGGTTTAGTTCAACTTACTCAACTTGCATTATCTAGAGATGCTCCACCTTCCTTAGATGATTTTACATCAGCTTTAGGTGTTACAAAATCTCGAGTATTTAATGAGGTTTTTGCACAACTGCCACTTGATCCACAGTTAAAATATATAGCTAATGTTGCTATAGACAATGCAATCAGGAACATTTAATAATGGATACTACTGAATATTTTGATAATTATTACAAAACTAAAATATCTTATAATGCAAGCGAAGTTGATAGTGTAATTGGATATTTTTTAAAAAGAGGATTTGAGCAAATTGCTGCAGTAAATACCGCAATGATTATTTTGCGACAAGCACAAGAAGATAAGTTATCTGTTCATAAGTTACTAGATACGTTATCTGGAATTGATAATGTAAAATTAAATCAACTTATAACTGAAATATTAAATCTAAATCGACCTAAAACTAGTAAATTAGGTTATAGAACAGGTAATGTTTTGCGATTATTTGATCAACGGAATATTATAGTTTAACTATGAATAAAAGATTTGCAAGTGGAAAATATGATATTAAAAATCCTGAAAAATATGTTGGCAAACATGCACCAACATATAGATCTGGATGGGAGTTTTCATTTTGCAAATTTTGTGACGAACATACTTCCGTTGTAAAATGGGCATCTGAAGCTATAAAAATTCCATACAAAAATCCTATCACCGGCAGAAATACAATTTACATCCCAGATTTTTTTGTAGCATATGTAGATAAAACAGGTAAACAGCATGCTGAATTAGTAGAAGTCAAACCTACTAATCAAACACTCAAAGAAAAAACTGGTAAATCAAAACATAATCAATTACATTGGATTATAAATCAAGCTAAATGGCAAGCAGCAAATGCTTATTGTAAAAAACAAGGCATAAAATTTAGAATAATTACTGAACAAGACATTTACCATCAAGGTAAAAAAAGGTAGGATAAATAATAACAAACTTATTGTAAGGTGTTATTATGACAAAAAAATTAGAACAGTTATTAAATCTACCTGAGTCACAAGTAGTAATTAACGAAGAAGTAAATCTAGATAAAAAAGAACAAATCGAAATAACTAATGAGCAAAAACGAGCATTTCGTGATATTGCAGAATTTGATAAAATTAGTGCAGCACTACCGGCAGTTAAAGGATTAGGGAAATTAGCCGACGACGAATTAAATTCCATTGCAGACAAGGCAATTACAGCATACGACGACTTAATGGATTTAGGAATGAATGTTGAAAGTCGATATGCCAGCCGAATTTTTGAAGTTGCTGGCTCGATGTTAAAAACTGGACTCGATGCTAAAGTTGCTAAGTTAGATAAAAAATTAAAGATGATAGACTTACAACTTAAAAAAGAACGATTAGATAACGAAGCAAAACCTAAAGAATCAGATGAGTTAATTAACGGCGAAGGATATGTTGTAACCGATCGAAATAGTTTATTAGAAAAACTAAAAAATATGGATAAATAATATAAATGCTATAAAGGAATTAGTAATGAGAACAATTAAAGATATATTAGTAGAATCCAAAAAAACATACGAATTTAAGATCGGTGTGGCAGGTGAAGTAAACAAAGAACAAGCAGATCACTTGAAAACTTATCTTAATAAATTTGGACTAGTTAAATTATCACCTGGAAAAAAAACTCCAATACAAGAAAAACCGTTAGACTTTCCAAACTTACAAGCAACCGAAGTTACTTATTTTTCAGCAGTTGTTGAGTATCCCACTACGCCTAATATTATTCAAGAATACTTAGGATCTATGTGTTCAATACCATCAACACATATTTTTGTTAGAAATGTAAACGATCCTATAAATGATTTTGAAATTAATGATCCTGATAGTAAATACGAACCGTTATTAACGTCAGAAGAATCATCTTGCCATTCTGGGCAAGAATTAGTAGGAACTAATCGTGTGATGGAATTACTAAAAGAATTGGAAAAAGCAAAAAAGGAAGAATAACTTATGGATATGCGTAGTGCTATTGAAATTGCTCAACGATTAAACGTAATCGATCACAATCTTACGTTAACACAGATAAAGAATCAAATTACAGTAATTGGATCACTTGTTGAAAGTAATACGGTTAAACAACATCGATTAAATCGTCAGTTAGCTAAACAAGAAATTCAACGTGCAATCGATGAGTTGGATGTTAACGACAACGATCATTTTGATCCGTATGAAGTATTAGGAAACGCAAAAGAGATGCTGTACAATGCAGGTGTTACTAATATCGAGCACGTTGATGTATATGATCCAAAAGGTGCATTAATGCTTGCAGAAGCAGTAAACTGGGCTGCAAAAGTAATTGATCCAGACTTCTATGCGATCAAACCATTGTTAGTAGTTGCATGTAGCTTACTTAATAATGTAGAGTCTGGATGGGACAGAGGCGTGTTTTATTTGTATCATAATTCAATCGGTGAAGTATCATTTCATGATCCATATGATCAAATATGGGATTGTCAGACTATATTGGGAATCCCGCGAAATAAATGGGAACACGGATGGTCTGAAATAAATAGGCAACCTTTAGCATTTGATACATTAACTAATCCAAAATTACAAAAACGGTTAGCAAACTTGTCTAATACTAAATATCGTGCCAAAATTAAAAACATGACAAAAGCTCCGATAAACGTGGAAACTAAGTAAATACTATATAAGTTACTTAAAATAAGGAAAAATACACAATGAATATGAAAAAAATGCTCCAAACATTAACAAAGTTGGAGGGTAAAAAACAATTAAACGAATCATATATGGACGAATGCGGGGATGATTACAATGGTGGATCTTCTATGATGTCACAAGGTACTCCTCCAAATGTTAATATTTCTTTTAATGCATCTGGTAAAGATAACATTGAAGATTTGTTAGATATTGTTAAAAATGCTGGAGTGGGAAAATCTGAAATATCTTCACCAGAGACACAACCAATGCAACACGATATTGGTAAATTTAAATCGATTGTCGACGGTGACGATGATGTTGACAATATGGACATGGACGAGTTTAACCCAGACGATACTGTTGATTTAGATAGCGATATGGATATTGACTCAAGTGATGATATAACATTGAAATTGCATACTGATGAAAGTTATGCTAACGAACCGGATGAAATGGTTAAAGACACTGATTATATGACAAATAAATTGTCAGGTGGTATTAATAAACAAAAAAAATCATATAAAAAAGCTGAAAATGGTGATAATCCAATGAACGTAAAGGAAGATTACCAATCACTTAAAGAAACCTTACACAAGCAATTAATGTCTAAATATAAGTTATATAAACAAAAATAAAAGGAATTGGTTATGAGTATGTTGTTTTTTGATGGGTTTGATGGGTATGACCATACTAATGATATGGAAAATTACGGAGGATGGAAAGATTCATACGTCTATTCTACGTCTAGAATGTATTTATCAACAG